ATCACCGATTTTTCCAGCAGGCCGGCGTTAAACGCGATCTCGTCGAAGCGCTCAAACAGCAGCGGATCGGCGACCAGCGTCAGATCCGGATGAAAGCTGAAGGGGGGAATGGCGCCAAAAACGCAGCCGGTAAGCGCATCCACTTCAGCCGGACTGGCGAGCGAGGCCTTTAGCCCACCGAAATGGCTGGCCAGCAGACTCAGATCGGCCTGTCGATCGGCGGCGAGGATTGCCAGAATATGTTTCTTAACGCCGTTGCCTTTTACCTTGCAGACCAGTGCTTTTGCACCCTGTCGGAGATCGGTCCCGCGAATTTCACTGACCGCTTCGCATTTCCCAACGGCCTCATGCGCCACCACACGAAAGCGCGCCTCCTGCTCGGTTAATAAGCTGATTAGCTGCTGATGGGTCGTCGTCCCGGTCACGTCATCAGACATAACGATTTCACCTGTGATTTGCCAATACGTAGCTTGCTACATTAGCACGGGACGGAGAGGGCTGAAAGAAAACAGCCAGCGGGCGCGCTGGCTGTTGGGTCATGCGTTGCTGGTGGACGACTGCTTCTGGAGCAATTCGCTAAAATTTAACTGACTGAATTTAATTAATAAAACTCCTTCCCCAAAACATCCCCAAAATAATTCCCCAAAACTCCCTGTTTAAATCACAACTTTTTTCCATTCTAGACCACGATCATCTCCATACATTACGCTCATTGCTTCGGTTTTATGTCCTAAAAGAGTTTTGACATCTATACCCTGAGCTTTGTATGTTCTTGATGAAAGCGAGCGCTGTTCATGAAACGGCGGAAGGGCAGTGCAATCCTTAGGCCAGGTAATATTTGCTTTATCTCTTGCCTCCTTAAAATATCTTGATATTGTTTTTTCGGGAACGTGAGATCCCGCTTTACCGTAAGCGTGATGCTTAACATGGTGGATCAGATAAGGGCTCACTACTCTATCGCGACACTTACTAATAACATCAGCCAGAGTCAACCCGATTGCATCGCACTTTAAATTTAAGGGGATAGCTAACTTCATTCCGGTTTTATTTTGGGTAACATGAAGGTGATTATCCCAAATGTCACTAAACTTCATCTCGACTATGTCACCTATCCTTTGCCCGGTTACTAAAGCCAAAAGCATAGAATTTTGAGCGCAAGGCGGCAAAGAGCCTGCGCTTTCAAAAATCAATTTCCATTGTTCAATGCTAAGTCTGCTTCGTTTCACTTTGGCTATTGGATTTTTTACAGCTAATGCTGGGTTGTAGCCAGGATCAACCTCGCCAGCATGCTGCGCCTCTTTGAACACGTCGTTTAGTACGCTTCTTATCAGTTGGCCCATTCTGTGCTTTCCCTCTGCCTTATATTCATCAATAATTTTTGCAATGAGTCTTGTATCAACGTCCTTCAGGCGAAGGTTTGGCACTCTATCTGCGAGAATCTGAGAACATAATCGTCTGGATTTTACAGTAGGTTTTTTTATCTCACCGTCACGCAACCTTTCCATCTGAATTTCGTTGTATTTTTTTATCCAATCTGAAACTCGTATACCTTGATCCTTTTTACCTGAGCTCTTCATTGCCATATCAATCAGAGCATAAGATTGCTGGGTTTCTTGTTCTGCGGTTATACGGTTCATCTCGATTGCAGCAGCTTTTGCCGCTTCATCATCTGTTCCGAATCCAATAAATGAACCTGTTACAGGGTGGCGATATTGCCAATAAATTTTTGAAGTACGCTTATCTAACTTACAGTAAAGGTTTGGTATTTTTACATTATGTTTTCTGGGGCGAGCTGCCATTAATTGCTTTCTCCACTAACTGGCGGGCCTTGTCTGATAATGAAGTTGAAATATCAACACTACCAACCATGCCAACAAAACGAGCATCTTCATCTATAACCCAGCGTCGACCTTGCTTTAAGGCTGGCGGATAAGTCTGTTTGGTCTTTGCTATTTTGTTTAATGCTGAGTTGCTTAATGGATATTTGAATCCATTAGGACCAGATGCCCACTCATGAAGTGTTACTAACTGCCCCATGCGTTTCTCTCCACTTAACCGGCTGCACCCGGTGTTTATTTCTGCAATTTATCCTTCATGCTCTTAACTGTTACCGTAAGCAGATCGATATCAGTCACTTTTCCATGAATTATTTCAGCTATCCGCTCAACGATAGCGCGGTATTTTGTTTGTTCGGCACCCTGAAGCATGGCGGCGCGGCAGGCGTCAAACACCGCATTGTTAAACTTCACACCTTCAAACAAGATTTTTCCATTATGCTCAAACCAGAACTCAGCCTTCTCAGCATCAGGTAAGAGTCCTTTCAGCACATCATCAGGCACAGATACCGGCGCTGGCTGGGCGGCGTAGAGCTTGTCACCTATTTTCAGCCCAAGCTCTTTCGGCGGGCGGTAATATGCCAGCTTCCATGCTCCGTTGATGAATGCAACTGGTTCCGAATCACCGTCCGCTTCGAGCGATGCCAGTGCCAGCTTCAACGCCGCCAGCGCCTTGGCCGCGTCTTCGTTTACTGCGCCTGGCGTCGCATCGCGCTCTTCTTCGAGCTCCGCGATGGTCTTCAGTAGCCATTCTTTGGTAAGTGTGCTCATGGGTTAGTCCTCCCCATCAGGCGTTCGCGAATGGTTAGTTTTCGAGGGGCTTTTAATAGCTCAGCCTCACCAATTTCAATCACGACATGCGCGCATTTGTCGAAAGTCGCGGCACGCCGGTGACAGAGGAATACGGCTTCTTTTTCTGCCTCTTCACGTTCAGTAGCGGTGAGTTCAACGACATTGAAACCGTTACTGGATACGAACCACCCGTGAATCACTGCGATATAACGAGCCATATCACTCTCCTTTACCGGCTGCGACGGCGCGCTCAGCTTCGCTCTGCTCCCAGAACCACCGATGAAGATTCATGAGTTCGTCGTCCAGAGGAGCATATTTACGGTCAAAATAGGCCTGGGCGTCTTTCTCCGATTCGTCTGGCAGTTCGCCTGGGCCAAATAGCGTGTTATAAATCCATGCCAGCCCCTTTTTGGCGTCGCCAGTTCCCTGCCATTCGATGATTGCGGCCTGCATTACCAGAATGTTTTTCCCGATTAACAGGTCTAGTTCTTTGTGCCTGTTTCTGATGTATGCATTGTCGCTCTCAAGCTCAGAAATCCTCTTCTCGGCGGCTTCCATCTCATCCCGCAGCGCCGTAGCTTCATTACGAACCTTACGCAGTTCCAGAACAGCTACCTGCACTGCATAAGCGAACATAGCAGCAGGGCGGTCACTCACCTTTTCACTGTCTCGTTGCATGTTGACAGCAATAGTCATCAGTTCTTCCATCTGTTCGCCGGTCATTGGTTTATTGGCTGTCATGATTTTGCTCCTGCTGCAATTTGTGTTGCTTAACGAAGTGGGCCACTGCCTTCGACTGGCTGGTGACAACCCCATTAAGGATGACGTTCTTACCGCGATAGATTTGCGCTGTCCCGATCTCTGTACCTTCAAGTCTGACGTAAAGAGTTTTACCTTTGATCTCAGTTTCAGGGACTGGTTGTGACAGGCGGTAAGTTTCACGCGCTTCGGCAATCGCTTTATGTTCGTCCATAATCGACAGCGCCTCGGCCAGTGCAGTCCCTTCAAGAGTGAAGACACCTTCATCACTAATCGTGGCCTGGGCCATCAGCTCAACGAAACGGCGTGCGTTCTTTACGCTCAGCTCCGGCGCGATAGAGCTACGGGTAACTTTCGTTTTCCCCTGTGCAGCTGCTACTGCTTTATCGTGCTGTAAAACTTTCCCGGCCTGTTCGCCATACTCAATAACGCGATCAACCGCGACATCGACAGACACCGCACCGGATTTAACTTCCTGCTGAACGTCATGGTTCGCCGTGCTAAGGAGCAGCAGCTTCTCAACGGTGGCCACAGACTTATTCACCAGCTTTGCTATCTCGCTGGTGGTCTGGTTAAAGGCGTTATGTAGCTCCTGAATAACAGCTGCCTGTTCCATATCGGAGAGCGGGAGCTGGTTGTTACTGGTCATGATGCGCGCCAGGCGTTGAACATCGTTACCGTTGAACGGCATGATGTGGATACGGTCTACTGGCTTACCAGCTTCTGCACAGCGCGCATAGCAGCGACGCCGACGGTGGCCTTCAACAACCCACACTCCACCTTCATCACGGGCGATAACCTCCAGCGGGGGAACGGAGCCACCGTTCATCAGATAGTTGAAGAGGTCATCATCTGCCTGGCGGGTACGTTCATCATCTTCGCGTTTATTGAAACCTTCCCGCACATGGATTTGGTCAAGGCTGATGAACATCCCGGTATCGGTGCGCTTGATGGTCCCGTCACGGGTCATTTGCTTGAATGAGTTAGCCATTAGAGAGCAACCTCGTTATTCAGGGAAATGACGACAAGAGGCAGCTCACGAAGTTCACGCTGAGCTTCCAGAAGATGCATATTGGTTCGGGTCTTAGTGTGGCGCTCCACAATGCGGTCGCACTCTTTGGCCCAACTCGCTACATCCTGGCGAAGGGTGGCATTCTGCTCGGCCAGTTCCTTCCGCTGCGCCATCGCTTCACAGAGCGCGACGCTGGTAACATCAAGGCGTGTAGCCAGTTCGTTAACCATCCAGCCGTAAGCTGCAGGGAGGAGAGGGGCGGCCTTACGAGCGGCGTCGATAAGCTGCTCTCTGGTCATGCGTGGTTGTAACTCGGTGACGTTCTGTGTGTTCGTCATGGATAGTTTCTCCGTGTTATAAGCGCTCTGCACAGCGCTGAATTTTGGTTGCACGAATCCCGGCACTTGAATGCTGCCAAATTCGTAATTATTCATTAGGTATTAAAAATATTCGCGATTATCAGAGCGAACGCGTTCGAGAATAATTTTTGCTTCATCCAAGGTTGGTGCAAGCAAGGCTTTCTCTATCGCTCTGGCAAAACTAACCGCATCGCATTCGTAGCTGTCTGCCCGTGATTCCCAATCAGATGCCTCTTCTTCAGCAGAAGAAATACGGTCATCGTATTCATATTCCAGCTCGTGGCGAACCTCAGCGCGAAGACTTTCACGAATAATGTCTGACGCTTCTTCAAGTGGAAGGATGACCAGTAAATTTTCGGGCTGATAAGTACCATATTTAACAGCCAAATCATTTGCAGACATGCTACCTCCAGAAAAAGCGCCCGCCGCTGAGCGGGCAAATAACATTTTTCCAATCCAACCAGAACAGGCTCATCGTCTCCTGTTGGTTGAGATGGCGGTATTACCATCACCAAGCACCCTGAAGATGCTTGAGGCTGGCAGCCACAATCGACACTGCAATGTCGACACGTTACTTCTCCACAATTGGGAGCGCGTTCCCCTGAGGTTGATTTAACGACTGAGGCCTCTCAAGTAACTGGCTGAACGCGCTTTCAGTTGTGAAAAGGGGTGGACGACATTAAGGACATTCAAAACTGCCGACCGCCAAGACTACACACAGCAATCAAAACTTTGCCTGTCTTTTCACCACATCAGGCTCGGTGGATCTGGCTATTCCCCAACAACCAGAGTTCAGTTAATCTGGATATCCCCAGCAACCACATGAGTACTTTTCAATGAAAAATTATTCAGATTATGAAGAGCGGCACATGTCTCCTTTTAAGAGACCTGAGCCACCAAAACCCAACGACGAAGACTGAGGTACCGCATGAACCGCGACGATATAATTTTTGATATTCATTATTCGCACTATCTGGAAAAGATGTTTGCCACCCTTACAGGGCGGATTGACCGAATAATTACGTTCATAATTATTTTGTCCGGGTGTGGCGTATTTGTTTCCGTGACTGGCTATTTTATTGTCGGCGCATTGATAGCTGCGTTGTCGATCTGCCAGGTTGTATTTCAGTTCTCCCGGGCGTCAGGTGTTGCGGCAGAGCATGCAAGAAAATACCTGGCATTGATCACAGATGAGCCAGCACTATCGAATGAGGAATTGTTGTCCCGCTTTAAACTTTTGCAGGATTCCGATTCGGAGCCATGGGGATCGCTTAAACCAGCCGCGCATAAACGCGCTTCAATAGTGCTTGGTCGCATTGACAATTCCCGTGCTCTCACTAGCAAAGAGGCTTTTCTCGCGAGGCTTGGGGGAGATCTTCCAGTATAGGATTTCAAGATGATTGAAAGAGCTGGTGGACATAAGCCAACACAACCACGGCCACCTGTCCAACCAAGTCCCCGCCCGCAGGGTTAGGGATATCCAGATTGTTAAAGAGCAAAGCGTCCTATGGGCGCTTTTTTATTTTCTGAATGCATCCTCGTCTCTTCCGAGGTGTCACACCTGATCGCCACGCTGGTGAAACGTCTCTGGCTGTCGTACTTGCCTGGCTTGCACATTCCGGCTACCCGCTGGATCTGGATACTTGAAGGAATCCCCGGACCGCTGAGGCACATGTGCCATATACCGTACTGCTAACTACCACACCGGCGCAGGTAACTGTCAGTACCCTTGGTGTGATTTAAATGTACCTTTAGTTACTTAAATGGTCAAGCGAGGAATGTACTTTTTGTTACCTGAAGGGGTGAAAAAAAATGCCAGTAGGATATCTGGCATTGGAAATGAATAACTTAGATGTTCTGGGTTATCTGAACTACCTTCCCAACGATCCGGCAGTTTCCGTCTATTGGGATAGGTTTAAATGCAGGATTTAGGGGCATTAAGTAAGCGTAAGGGCTATCCCAGACAAGCTTTTTTACCGTTGCCTCAGCTGAGCCATCAAGTATCGCCACCACAATTTTTCCGTAAAGGTCATCTAGTTGGCCATAATGAGGTTCAACAATAACGATCGATCCTTCTGGAATGGATGGCAGGCCGTGAGGGTTGGTCATTGACTCACCGCGAACTACCAGGCCGAATACTTCATCAGAAACGTTTGCAGTGGTTTGCGTCCATGAAATCACATCAGAAAGCCTTGAGCATGCATAAGTATCAGTCCACATACCAGCCTGAACAGCGGAGATAATAGGGACTGCCGTTGGGGGCTTAAGGAACGGAATAACTTTTGTATCGTCCTGCGTTTCCACACCCTGACCGTAAAGAATCCATTCTGGGGTTGTCTGCAACGCCATTGCCAGCTGGTGGAGGTTCTCACCATCAGGTTTGGTTGTACCGCTCTCCCACTTAGTTACGGAAACACGGCTGACGCCTAAGCGTTTAGCCAGGGTCTGCTGTGTTATGTCGAGCTGGACTCGTCGGGATCTTATTCGGTCTTTCATCTCTGTTTTCATGTAACCAATGTTACATTGATTCCTTGTAACTGTTGTTTGCTATTTGATGTACCTTTTGTTACCTTTAAGGCGTGAGTTAACCAGGAGGAACCATGCGTAAATCAGAAGTCATTGAGCACTTCGGCGGCGTATCAAAAACCGCAAGTGTTCTTGGGATTTCCCACCCGGCAGTTTGCCGATGGGGTGAGGTCATCCCTCAAAAGCAAGCGTTCGTCATCGAGCGAATTACGAAAGGCAAGCTTAAGTACGATGCGAGCCTTTATCAAAAGGCTACAGATTCAGCTGCTTGAAAGTAACTACAAAAGGAAAATCAATATGGTAGAGCCAAGCCTGAAAGAAGTAGTTAAAGCGATGTGTAAAGCGTACCCAGGAGGCCGTGAGGCTATGGCCGGTGCTCTTGGCATGTCCGTAACGCAGTTCAATAACAACCTGTACGAGAAGAACGGCTGTCGCTTCTTTGAAGTGAACGAGCTGGAAGCGATGGAAGACATTTCAAACACGTCTTTCCTGGCTGATTACTTCGCGCAACGTCGCGGTGCTTTGCTGGTGGACGTTCCTCAATTTGAAGACCTTGACCGTGTCGACCTGTTTGATCGCGCCATGAGAACGTCAGCAGCGCGTGGACGTGTTGATACCGTGATCCAGAAAGCTCTCGAAGATGGAGTTATCGAACGCCATGAAGCTGAAGAAATCAACGAATATCACCGCCGTCACCTGGCAGCGCGTGAAGAAGAAATCCGCGCGATTGTCGCGCTGTTTAGCCGTAAGAAAAGCCAAAAGAAGTGACGCCCGCGAGTGTGCAGCTCCGGGCGTCGTGGCGTGTCGTATTCAGTGGAGAAACTAACGCATGAACAGTTTAAACCGATTGAGACCAGCGAAGCAATTCAGATGCCTTCCACTGGTGGGAAAAGATTCCTCGTTCGGCTATGTGGAGAGATTAAACGACCAGGCTGACGCGAACAACTACCAGCCTGTGAACGCGATGGTAGAGGCATTTGCACTGATGAACGAGAAGGGGCGTGAGGAATGGCTGAAGTTGACCGGCGATTCAGAGACCACAGAGGCATCACCGTCCACGTCATCAGATGGGAGCCCGAGACCCGACGCGTTATATACCTTCGCGAAGGGTACGATCATGAGTGCTTCAGCCCTCTTGAGCAATTCCAGCGTAAATTTACAGAGTTAAGGGACGATCATGAGCCTGTTAATGCCATCCCGGCCGATAGTGATAAACCCTGACCTTGCGTACAGCATTGGCCTTAACGAGGCTATTGCGTTGCAGCAGGTGAACTACTGGCTTAAAGAAACCACCTCCGGACTGGAGCGTGACGGCGTACGCTGGATTTACAACACCAACGAGCAGTGGCTGGAGCAGTTCCCGTTCTGGTCTGAGTCTACGCTGAAGCGCACATTCACCCGCCTGAAAAACCTCGGCGTGCTCAAAGTGGAGCAGCTGAACAAGTCTCAGCGCGACATGACGAACTATTACACGATCAACTACGAAAGTGAGCTTTTAGATGAGGTCAAAGTGACCAAATCGAAGAGTTCAAAATGCACTCTTCCATCAGGTCAAAATGAACCGATGCAAGAGGTCAAAGTGGAACGCTCCATCGGGTCAAAACGAACCGTTCTCATCAGGTCAAATTGCACTGATGTTCTTACAGAGAATACAACAGAGAATACTACAGATATTAAAAACCCTATTTGTCCGGTTGCGGCGCAACCAGACCGTGATGTGTTGATCACTGATCAGGCTAAACAGGTTTTAACCCATCTGAATCAGGTGACCAGTTCGCGTTATCAGGTTTCAACAACCTCGCTGCAAAACATTCGCGCCCGAATCGGGGAGGGCTTCACCGTTGAAGAGCTGTCGCTAGTGGTGGACTACTGCAACGCCAAGTGGAGCGAAGACCTCACTATGTCTGCCTATCTCAGACCACAAACGCTGTTCCAGCCATCCAAGTTCCAGGGTTATCTGAAATCAGCCAGAAGTTGGGTCAAGGCTGGTCGTCCTCCTCGTGTTAACGGCGAGTGGGCCCGAGAGGATGGGATCTTTAAATCCAGCTTCCAGAATACCGACTACAGCAAAATCCCGGCAGGTTTCAGAGGAGCGAACTCATGAGCTTTCTCAAAACAATTCAGTTGTTCGTAGCCAAAAATCCTGGACTGACGAACAAGCAGATCGCCGCAGCACTGCCAGAGTACGAATTGCACAGTGTTCAGCGCGCAGTATGCCGCCTGGTCATGCTTAACCGCGCAGAGCGCAAAGGTGTGCGTCCTAACTTCCGTTACTACGCAAAAGCTCCGACAGGACCTATTGGGCCGATCATCCCACGCGCGCCGATGGAAAAAGCTGAAGTAATCCCTGAGCCAAAACAGGAAACAGCACCAAACCAAGCTGTCATTGCGATGATGGACAAGGCTAAAGAGTTATCTGACAAGGGGCTTTATCTGCGTGCTGCTACCGTTCTGATGGAGGCATTCAATCGCTCAAAGAACGAAACCATGCGAGCCAAAATTCTCAAAGAGCGTAAGCGCTGCCTGAGTATGGCACCGAGGGTTAAAACCACCGGTGATGGCTGGTGTCTGGCTGGCCGAGCGAGGAACGTCTGATGAAATACTCTCTGATTTACGCTGACCCAGCCTGGGAATACGGCAACACCGTCAGCAACGGCGCGGCTACTAATCACTACGGCACGATGAAGCTTATCGACATGAAGCGTCTTCCGGTCTGGGACCTTGCTGCAGATGATGCCGTTCTGGCCATGTGGTTCACCGGCACGCATACCCGCGAGGCAATCGAGCTTGCTGAGGCGTGGGGCTTTAAGGTCCGCACGATGAAGGGCTTCACCTGGGTGAAGCTCAACCAGCTAGCAGAGCAGCACATCAACAAAGCTCTTCAGGCTGGTGGAGTAGAGGACTTTTACGACTTCCTACACCTGCTTAACGAGCAGACCCGCATGAACGGCGGAAACTACACCCGAGCCAACACCGAAGATATGCTAATCGCCACCAGGGGGAACGGACTTGAGCGGAAGTGCGCCAGCATCAAGCAGGTTATCTACAGCCCACTCGGTGAGCACAGCCAGAAACCTGCAGAGGCGCGTTTCCGTCTGGAGAAGCTTTACGGTGGTGTTCCTCGCATCGAACTCTTCAGCCGTTGTGGCGCGCCTGGCTGGGACCATTGGGGTAATCAGGCCGAGTCAGCTGCAGTTGAATTGATTCCCGGCATTGCTGTTCCGGTGGCAATTAACCGGGAGCATGCAGCATGAAGAAACTATCAACCGAGCAGGATAACGCGGTTCGTGATGTTGCTCGTCAATGCAGCACCGCGCTTAAGAAAGCCATCACTGATAATCCCTCAGCAGGGTGGAACTCAATAGCAACGCCGATCCTGAAGGAATATCACGAGAAGGTTAAGCCCATGGGGGTAAGCCTAATTATGTTCTACAGCATCATCGGGCGGCTTAACGGTCGCTTTGGCCGCTACAAGGGCCGCATTGGGGAGGACTTATGAACGAGTTAACGCCACGTCAAAGTGAAGTGTATGAAGCTATCAAGGTTCACATCGAGAAGGTTGGCTTCCCACCAACTTTGATAGAGCTTGCTGAACTGATTGGTTGCTCATCGCAGAACGCTGCTGCTGAGCATGTGAAGGCGCTAAAGAAAAAAGGTTACCTCTCCATTGCTCCTGGCGTTGCCAGAGGCATTACCGTCGTCAAAACAGAATTGGATGCTGATCCGGTAGCGATCATTAAAGGCCTGTTATCCGGTGGAGACATGGCCAGAGATAACGCGGTGGAATGGCTGAAAAAGCAGGGAGTGACCTTATGAAACTAGTGCTCCCGTTCCCGCCGAGCGTAAACACATACTGGCGAGCCCCAAACAAGGGGCCGTTAAAAGGCCGCCATCTTATCAGCGAGAAGGGCAGGGCATACCAGAGCGCGGCATGTGCAGCGATCATTGAGCAACTGCGTTGCTTACCAAAACCATCATCATCACCAGCTGCGGTGGAGATCCTTCTCTTTCCGCCAGATGCCCGCCGCCGCGACATCGACAACTACAACAAGGCTCTGTTTGATGCGCTTACGCATGCTGGAATTTGGGAGGATGACAGCCAGGTGCAGAGAATGCTGGTGGAGTGGGGGCCGAAAGTGCATGGCGGAAGGGTAGAAATATCGATAACCAGGCATCAACCAACAATGGGGGGAATTGGGTGAGAGCCATACTAACGCCTGAAATTGCGCCGATGTCCGGGGTGGTTCTGTTCCGCCCTGGTACCGAACTGCTCTGGCTATTCCGTCAGGGAAGAGTAGTTATTGAGCCACCATCCGAAGCCATACAGCATCTGCCATCTGGATTAATCCCTGAAGCCCACCAGCCCCTGACTGACGATGCCAATATGCAGGCTATTTTCGTTAACGAGAGGGTCATTCAGCGAGCTGGTGGATTGAGTAGCCTTGATGCCTGGCTGGAGAGAAAATTTGAATGCCAGTGGCCTCACACTGACTGGCATGCCAGTGACTTTACGGTAATGCGCCACGCTCCGGGGAGCATTCGTCTTTGCTGGTCGTGTGATAACCATTTACGTGAGCAAACCACTGAAAGACTGGCAGGAATTGCCATGCAGAACCTGGTAAAATGGCTGCTGGAAAGGGTAAATATTGATTTAGGTTTCAGCGCTGATCACACTCTTTCGCTTCCTGAGTTCTGCTGGTGGATGGTACGTAATGATCTGGCTGACCTTGTTCCTGAATCGGTGGCGAGTAAAGCACTCAGAATCAAGCCAAAACAGCACAGTTCAGTGATGAGGGAAAGCGACATTGTCCCGTCATTACCAGCTACGCAAATCTTTCAGGAGAAGGCAAAAAAGATAGTGGTGGTGAAGGTCGATCCTGAAACGCCGGAATCTTTCATGCTGAGGCCAAAGCGCCGACGCTGGGAAAACGAGAAATACACCCGCTGGGTGAAGTCGCAGCAGTGCAGTTGCTGCAATAACCCGGCAGACGACCCCCACCACCTGATAGGCCACGGGCAGGGTGGAATGGGTACTAAGGCGCATGACCTTTTTGTGATACCGCTGTGCAGAGCGCATCACGACGAGTTACACGCTGATCCTGTGGCATTTGAAGCGAAATACGGCGACCAGTTAACGCTGCTGTTTCGGTTTTTAGATCGTGCGCTGGCAATCGGCGTACTGGCGTAAGTGGAGACGCAAATGATCAATCCTTCAGAAGTAGGCAAATCCGGCGAGTTGGTTCGCCTTCGCACTCTCGAAAGTATCTGGGTACAGGGAAAGCTCCGCATGTGGGGCCGCTGGTCTTATATCGGTGGTGGCTCGGGCGGAAACATGTTCAACCAGCTGCTGGCATCCGGGAAAATAACCAAATCCGCCATCAACGATGCGCTGCGCCGCATGAAGAAATCCGGCATCACTAAACCCGAGCTGGAAGCATACCTTCGTGAAATTCTCGACAGTAAAAACAAAACTGGCCTGGCGTTCTGCTCAGACGAGGAGGGGCTAAAGATTGACGGCGTTATTGCTGCGATATTGATGAACGAAGAATACCATGGGCTGTATAGTGTGATTGTTGATCGTCATCGTCTGCGTAAAAGCAAACTCCAGATGGCTAAAGAGCTTAATTCAAAACACCCCGGCTGGACCCTTATTACATGCCGTCGTCGTATTGATACATGGGTTAGTCTTGCAGAATCGATCCTTTACGCACCACTTTGTGACGCATTCGCCACAAATAGCGACAGATTTACGTTGCAGAGTGAGCAGGAAAGTGCTTAAATTGTGGTAGGCTCGGGACAGTAAAGCGTACTGAGCAACAAATCAAAACATAAACCCGCCACTGCTGCGGGTTTTTTATTTTAAGGGCTGCCTCCGGGTGGCCTTTTTTGTTTCCCCTCGTTCTGAGAGGACTCACGGCAAAAAGAGGGGGCTAAATGTCCGATCCTGTTTCTGGCGCTACGGTAGCGGCTGGTGGTCTTATGGGGGCCAGTATCTTTGGCCTGGCAACCGGTATTGATTACGGTGTGGTGTTTGGCGCATTCGCTGGTGCAGTGTTCTATGTCGCTACGGCGGTTAATATCAGCCGCCTTAAGCTGGTGGGCTACTTCATCACCTCATTCATCTTCGGCGTTATTGGCGCTCCACTTCTTGGCTCTTACTTCTCCAAATGGACGGGGTATAGCGACAGGCCACTTGATGCGCTGGGCGCGGTAATCGTAGCCGCTATTGCGATTAAGCTGCTGACGTTCGTCAACAGCCAGGATTTGGGTAGCCTGTTTGGAATTCTCTCTCGTTTACGTGGAGGAGGGACCAGCAATGGTAACAAGTGATCCGAGTGCAATGGCGAATGCCATCATCTGCGGGGTAATCGTTCTTGCCCTCATGTTCTACCAGCGTGGAGGGGCGAGACATCGTCCACTGATATCGCTGATGGCTTATTTCACGGTGCTGGTTTATGCCAGCGTCCCTTTCCGTTACCTGTTCGGCTTGTATCACGAATCGCACTGGTTTGTGGTGCTGGTGAACGTTCTAATTTGCGCTGCTCTTCTCTGGGCGCGGGGAAACATGGCGCGCCTGATTGATGCACTGAGGCACTAATGAACCAATCACAATTTCAGAGGGCGGCTGGTATCAGCGCCGGGTTAGCTGCGCGCTGGTTTCCGCATATCGACGCCGCTATGAGGGAATACGGCATCACCGCACCCCTAGATCAGGCAATGTTTATTGCCCAGATGGGGCATGAAAGCACCAGATTTACCCGGATGGTGGAGAACCTGAATTACGCGGTTGATAACCTGGTACCGACGTTCGGTAGCCACCGCATCACGCAACAGCAGGCCGCCGCACTTGGCAGAACTGCAACGCAACCGGCAAACCAGAAAGCGATCGCCAATCTGGTATACGGTGGTGAGTGGGGAAAAGAACACCTTGGCAATCAGGTCGCTGGTGATGGCTGGAAATATCGCGGTCGTGGGCTGAAACAGATTACAGGCCTAAGCAACTATCGAAGTTGTGGCCAGGCGTTGAAACTGGACCTTGTTACCCACCCTGAGCTGCTTGAACAGGATGAATACGCCGCGCGCTCAGCCGCATGGTTCTATGCCTCCCGTGGTTGCCTGCTTCATTCCGGCGACGTTGAGCGCGTGACGCTTCTTATCAATGGTGGACGTAACGGGCTGGATAAACGCCGCGCGCTGTTTAACCTGGCGAAATCTGTGCTGGTGGTGTGATATGACAACAAAGATATATCTATTGATTACCGCCGTTCTCCTTCTGTCTGCTTGTGACAATGGGCCAGCGCCAGCCAAGTCAACAATGGCAGTTTCATCTCAACTTTCATCGGATGCTGACCGCATCAAGGTGACAAAAATGTCAGAGTTCCGTGACGGGCTCGCTTATGACAATTGGCGTGGTGTTTATCTCATCCAGGATAAACAAACGGGACGTGAATACATCGGAATAAGTGGAATCGGTATATCAGAGGTTGGATCTCATAGCCAACTGGTCGGAAAAGTACAGCAGCAGGTAAGGGACGAAAGATGAACCTTGAAACAATGCTGGGGCTAATAGTTGCAGCGCTAGCAGCAATTGTCGGAGCGTTTGGCTTGGGCCATATCCGCGGCACCAGCAAAGCGGAAGCTAAAGCCGACCAGCAGCGCACCGAAGATAACACAGCTGCAACGGTCGCAGCAGAGGAACGCCGGGTAGAGGCAACTAAAGAGGCCAGCAATGTACAGCAGACTGTTAACCATATGCCTGGCGACGATGTTGATCGCGAGCTGCGGGACAACTGGACCCGTAAGGGTTGAGGTAGTGGATACGGCTTGCGACTGGGTTAAACCCATCTACGGCACAGCCCACGACTGGGATGTGCTGGACCGCCAGACGAAGAAAGACATCCTGGCGCATAACAAAGCATGGCAGGCGAACTGCCAAAAGGTAAGCCCATGAGTTACACGCGATGCACCTTTTGCGGTTCGGGTTTACACACCCGTGAGAATTGCCCGCATACATGGAGTGGCAACGCTCGCCGGGTGAATCTGCGCTGTAGCTACTGCGGCGCCACCGGTCACAATTCTAATGCCTGCCCGCACAACGCCAGCCGCGCAAACCGTCGCCGTCTAAATGACGATTACTATCTCGATTAAGAATCAGAAACATGAGCGAAGCTAAACCGCAGGACGGCACCACCGTTAAAGGCTATCGAACCTTAACGCCTGGTGATATTGAGCGCATGAATCGCCTGAAGGGGGTCAGCCGACACTTCTGTAATTTACTTGATACAGAACGTGAGCATGTCAACGATGAGTTATCTGCTACCGGCAACCACTCAACTGAAGCACACGAAGCTGCCCGCTGTCTCGCCATTGCGCGCACCAAAATGCAGGAAGCCTGCATGTGGGCCTGTCGCGCTGTAGCGCGTCCAGATGCCGACTGTTAGCCATTACAAAGCTCACCTGCTGGTGGGCTTGATAATGGTATGTATTGTCTTCGGGCAGGCTTTGTAGATGTTAAGCGATTATTAAGAGGCAATCATGACTTTAGCTGAACGTGTAAAGAGAATTGAGAGCGAATTAAAAGATATTAAATCGCAACTCAATTCTGGTACCGATTCTAGGAAAACAGCAAAAGCAATGCCCTTATCCAGTCTTGCAAAAGAGGGAGGTATCCCTGGGGGGTTAGTTAAAAAATGTTAACTCAAATACTTGATTGGAAAAATCCATCGTAAGGGCGCCCATTTTAATTAGTTGCATTCCGAAAACGACCTGGAATTTTCTCCCGTTACTTACCAATGGCACTGAAGTCAATTCTGTTGAAAAAACTCTTTCGTCCTCAGTGAACGATATTACCGCATGCCGAACTGTAGTTTCTATTGTTGAGGTGGCTCCGCTCACAGTTGTTTTTTCCGCGATTGGGAGTTTTAAATCGTCAGCAAAGTCTGAATCCACATAGCAAAGATCTGCTCCGGTATCTATAAGTGCGTAGGCACCAGCCTTCAATCCATTTGGTTTATAAACGTTTATATCTTTTGAGCTACTTGGCCATACTGTCAATGGAACTACGGGAATTGCATGCTCCGTGGGGGTATCTGATACGGATCCATCAATAGGGGAAATAAACTTGATTTTTACTTTGGTGATCATCCTTTTTCCTTCGAAGAGTTATTCAGCCATTCCTCCTCTTTGCGTGAATCAGTGTCCCACCACTGACGGGCTGAATGCTTACCTTACCCGGGGTTAAAACGAAGTAATACCCTGATATTCAGACAGTAACCGCATCGCGCGGCATTTATGCGCATCGCACGCGCACATCAAAGAAAGTCTTTCAGCTGTGAGCCTGGGCAAACCGTTAACTTTCGGCGGCTTTGCCGTGCGACAGGCTCACGTCTAAAAGGGTAGTAAACATGAAAAAAACTTTAAGCCTAAAAGATGCAATGCGTAGCCTTCACGTTATCGAAACCGATGAAGGAATCGAACTACAAAGCGCTGCTGGCACGGCAAAATATGATGCGTGGGGCGCACGCCGTGAGGTGAATGGTATCCCAGAGTACTTTCCCTCCTCTGTCACGGTAAATAAGCGTCCGCAAGCGCTAGTGGATGATAAAGGACCATCTGTACCTGATGACTCATGCGCACCATTGGTACGCACAATGAAGCTTCGTGTTGAGCTGGACACATCAGGCGCACAACAGGCTGTTGACGAACTGGATGACAAAATCCGTAACAGCGATGCATTCAAAGTCCTGAAAGATGGCTGGACTTTCGAAAAGAACGGGGTGCTGATTATTAATAACGGCGAGGTGTTCGTTACCGATGCGAAGATCGACGATGCCGTATTGTCTAAGAGCTACAGCGTTAAATTAAACGTCGCCGGCAAAGGCAAGCCGCACGAAGCTGGCATGACCCTCGGTGTTGAAGGTGAGAATAGCAAGGTTGAGTTTCTGGCCGATCGCTATAAGGTGCATGAAGCCGCTCAATCAGCCAGCAATAATGAAAAGACGACATTCAATGTTGGTTTGTCTTTTGGTGGCTTCCCTGGAGCAATTAGTCATGATAAGGCTAATCCCGCTGATGGTAATAATGCCACCAAAACCAGCCTCAATGATGAGATGTGCGAAGCCATTATCTCCGCTGTACGCGAAAGCGATTTGTTCGCAGCCCTCCAGGCAAAGATTGATGCGCAAACAGCTTCAGTAGTTGGCTTGCAACAGGCGATGCACGAAGCGGTGAACGACGCTCTTCGCAATGCGCTCAAGCCAGGCGGCATCCTCTGGAATACACGGTCGAGTGGACTCTGAGGGAGGGTGTATGCGTATCACTGTATTGGATGACGATCCGGGGCGGAAAATTAATCTCGCTCAGGAACGATATAAAGTCTATATCGATGGCGTTGAAGTTAAGCACGTATTTACTGCTGATGATGAAAAAGGCGAAGTGATTGCCGCCGTGACCGATGGGCGCGGTTACATAACGGCAGAGAATGGCGAAGTAAAGCGGCAATCTTTTTACGGGCGAGTAATTATCCAACGCCAATAAACCCCGATGGAGAAATTATGCAGGTCACTATTGATGGTGTCCCGTTTGTGCCTGCCTGCGCTACAGCGTCACGGATTGGCCTTGCAATTACTACCCACAACCGGCCAGACGTTTTAAAGCGCGCCATTGAGCAGCACACCAAACATCTTCCCATCGGTGCGCTGGTGGTGGTTATCGACGATGGCTCTAAACCTGCCGCAGTAGTGCCTGATGGCGTGCAGCTGCTTCGCCATGAAACATCACTCGGCATTGTTGCTTCGAAGAACGCCAGCCTGTCAGCCCTGATGGATGCCGGGTGTGAGCATCTGTTTTTATGGGATGATGACTCCTGGCCTATCGCTGATAATTGGCACCTCCCTTATATCCAATCACCAGAGCCGCACTTAGCTTACCAGTTTCTCGATCTGGCTGGCCGCAATAAGCTGAATGACCTTTCGGTGCTTTACCGTGACGATCAGCATGTGGCGTACACCGGGCAGCGCGGCGTGATGCTTTACTACCACCGCAGCGCTATCGAGAAGGTTGGCGGTTTCGATCCGGTATACGGTCGCGGCATGTACGAACATAGTGACCTCGCCCTGCGCATCCATAATGCTGGCCTGACGACATGGGCTTACGGTGATGTGGTCGGTTCAGAAAAACTGATCCATTCTCTCGATGAGCATGAAGCCGTAGAGCGTTCGGTACCGCGCCCCGACAGACAGGCGCTGGTGGAACGTAATGTGAAGATCCATAACGAACGGCGTGATGCCGGGTTTACTGGTTACGTTGAATACCGCCAGCAGCGCGACGTGGTTATCACAACGCTGCTCACCAGTCAGCCTGACCCGCAGCGCGGCACGAAAATGGTGGCTTCGCCTGACATGCTGAGCAAATGGGCGGCCTCGCTTCGCCAGTGTGGGCGTATAGCGCTGGTGGATGAATTACTGACGGCTCCAACAGATGTTGAGATGTATCTCGTACCTGACGTGAAGATGAATGTCTACTTTCGTCGCTGGCTGCACATCTGGCAGCACCTGCGAGAACACCCTGAATACCGGTTCGTCTGGTGTACGGATGGTACCGATGTCGAAATGCTTCGCGCGCCGTGGGAAGAAATGGAAGCCGGAAAGGTGTATGTCGGTTCAGAACCAAAGACCTACGCCGACTCCTGGGCGAAACAGAATCATCCTGAGCGTATCTATCAGGAGTTTATTGAAGAACACCGCAACGATGTGATGCTTAACGCTGGGCTGCTGGGTGGTACTCGCGCTGATGTAATGGCGTTCGCTCACGGCATCATCCGTCTTTGCTACCGGATCGAGAGTTATCGTTTCTGGAAGAAGGAACAGGCTGCCTCTGCGGTTGGAGATATGATCGCCTTTGGCATTGTCGGGCAGTCATTCACTGACAGACTGATCACCGGCCCTCTGGTGCACACCGTTTTTAAAACTGATGGGATCGGAAAAGATAATGCCTGGTGGAAACATAAATAGAGAGGGTTGACTGTGAAAGTTGAAATAAAAAATGGCGGTGAGGTTATTTGGGCTAGAGATTCAAATTCGTTAGAGGGAATTGCTTCTCTGGGGCACTTAAAGGACGGCACACAGCAAAAAATAATTACCGCCCTTGAGGAGGCTCTTAGTCAGGCTAAGGGCGAATTGCTATGCTCTGATGACGCTGATTCCGTGGCGAACATTAGCACTTCCGCCGCCTAAATCCAGTACAACATTCCATTCCCCGCTATGCGGCGCAGTAATCCTAGCAGGGAGCATTTTATAAAAACCGCCATGGTACTCAAAGCGATTGCCACTTCTGTAATTATTGAAATTACTATCAGTGAGAATCATGATGTTGCATTGATGTGAGCAATCTACAACAACGGTATCACCTTGATTCAGATGCATTCTTTTGTGCAAAAAAGACATTTCATTTCCTTATCAGAGGTAATCAGCCATTCCTCCGTGCCAGAGTGCGTCAGTGTCCCACCACTGACGGGCTGAATGCTTACATTAACCCGGGTTAAAGCGAAGTTATACCCTGATATACAGACAGTAGCCGCCATTGTGCGGCTTTTTTATTGGAGATTCGCTGGTGGCTGAAGAAGTTAAGTTTGTTGTGGTTGGTCACCACACCCGGACGGGACAAGCACAACGTCTTGCTGCGCTGCTGGATGCTCATCTGCTGATTGATGACGGTAACCACGGCGCGAACTGGAATCATCGCCGCGCGCTTGAGTGGGCAGCAGAACAAACCTGCCGGGTAGTTGTTGTTGAAGATGACGCGCTGCAGGTACATGGATTCACCGAAAAGGTAACTGACTGGCTGGCTCGTTTTCCTGATGACATGCTGAGCTTTTATCTCGGTACCGGGCGGCCTCCACAGTATCAAATGCAGATTGCTGAGCGGCTAATCGTGGCTGATAAGACTCGCGCTGATTACATCACGCTGTCGAGACTCATTCATGGCGTTTGCTATAGCGTCCCACCTGAGCATGTGCAGCGCGTGCTATCCCGCTGGGATAACAGCAAGCCCGCCGATTACGCTGTTGGTGATGCATGGGGTGGCTCAGTGATCTATCCGTGTTACTCGCTGGTGGACCATGCTGACGGCGAGCCGGTTGAGCGTCACCCTGACTCAGCGCCACGCACAGAACGCCGCCGGGCGTGGAGGTTAACCTGATGCCTGCGTTAATACCGAGAGCATGCCGTAAGCGTGGCTGTTCTGGCACAACCACTGACCGCTCAGGCTATTGTCCCCAACACCTTAACGAAGGCTGGCAGCAGCATCAGCGAGGACAGAGCAGACATCAGCGAGGTTATGGCAGCAAATGGGACAGGCTGCGCCCAATCGTTCTCGACAGAGATAAACACCTTTGTCAGGAATGCCTGCGAAATGGAAGGTATACACCCGCTGAGACGGTGGACCACATCAAGCCGAAAGCTCACGGCGGTACTGACGATCTCTCTAATCTGGAATCAATTTGCCGCGGCTGCCATAACGCCAAGACAGCACGCGAACGCCTGAACAGAAATTAAGTAACGAGGTGAAGATGACTGAATCGAAACATGGTTCAGGGCTTCCGCACGCCCAAATGAAAGATATTCCCGGTTATCCAGGATATCTGGCAAGTGAAGATGGACTTATTTACTCGCTCCGCTCAGGTAGCGTTCGGCAGCTGTCGATGCGGCTACATAACGGCTATTGGCACGTGAATGTAAACACCGGAGTAAGCAATGATACGAAAGTGAAGAAGCAAGTACACCAGCTTGTGTTGCTTGCCTTCTCCGGGCCAAAGCCATCTGACTCCCATATCACCCGCCATCTGGATGGCAACCCGCTGAACAACAGCAAAACAAACCTCGCTTGGGGAACGCCAAAGGAGAACACTTCTGACAGCATGCAGCACGGAACTGCCGCTTGTCTGCGGCGCGGACAGCGAGCGGTAGCAACAAAATTGAAGCCTGAAATCATCCTGAGCATTGAGCGAGAGGCGAGATCTGGTAAGAGGCTGGTAGAAATTGCAAAGCGCTACGGTATTACGCACACGCATGTTCGCCGCATCAGGGATCATTTGTGCCATCAAGATATTTGGTCAAAGGGGGAGGGCGGGTAAAAACCTCAGGGGAATCACCCCAAAGGACCGCCGCCTAACCTCTTTTCACATCGCCGCAGGTTAGAAAACTTTTTTATGGGGTCCCCCACTCGATGATTAATAGGAGTTTTCGATTATGTCTGGACCACCGAAAACCCCGACCCATCTACGTTTGGTGAGGGGTAACCCATCTAAACGCCCGATCAATGAGAACGAACCAAAACCCCCTTCAGGGGTACCCCCAACGCCGAAGCATTTCGACAAGCAGGGGAAATACTGGTTTAAACGGATGGCCGACGAGCTTGATGCTATCGGTGTGATGTCTCAGCTTGATGCCAGAGCCCTTGAGCTGCTGGTTGAGGCCTATACCGAATACCGGCATCACTGCGACACGCTTGAAGTTGAGGGCTACACCTACCGGACCGAAACGCAGAGCGGGGATGTGCTGATCAAGGCTCACCCCGCCGCCATCATGAAAGCTGATGCCTGGAAACGTCTGCGTGCCATGCTTGGTGAGTTCGGCATGACTCCAGCCAGCCGATCGAAAGTGAATGCAAAAGGTCCTGAAGCGGTTGATCCGCTGGCCGAGTTTATGAAAGCGAGGGATTAATGGCTAAGGTTGCAGAAGGCATCCGCTACGCCGAGAGGGTAGTGGCGGGGGAAATTATTGCCTGTGAGTATGTGCGCCTTGCCTGTCAGCGTTTTCTTGACGATCTGGCACACGGCGAAGAGCGCGGTATTTTCTTCAGTGAACCGCGCGCGCAGCACATTCTGAATTTCTATAATTTTGTACCTCACGTAAAAGGCGCACTGGCAGGGCAGCCTATTGAGCTGATGGACTGGCACGTTTTCATCCTGATTAATATTTTTGGTTTCGTGATCCCGCTGGTTAACGAGGAAACGGGAGAAACCGTTTTGCGTAACGACGGCAGCGGTCGTCCAGTAATGGTTCGGCGCTTCCGTACAGCAGATGTTGAGGTGGCCCGTAAAAATGCCAAATCAACGCTTTGCTCCGGCGTGGGGCTTTATATGGCTGGTGCCGACGGCGAGGGCGGTGCGGAGGTTTATTCCGCTGCAACCACCCGTGACCAGGCACGAATTGTTTTTGAAGATGCGAAGAATATGGTCAAGAAGGCGAAAGCCACGCTTGGGCGGATCTTCGAATTCAACAAGCTCGCTATCTACCAGGAGCAAACGGCCTCCAAATTCGAGCCTTTATCATCAGATGCGAACAACCTCGACGGCCTGAACATCCACTGTGCCATCGTCGACGAGCTGCATGCTCACAAAACCCGTGACGTCTGGGACGTTCTGGAGACGGCAACCGGCGCACGTCTGCAATCGCTGCTTTTCGGTATCACCACCGCCGGTTTCAACAAAGAAGGCATCTGCTACGAATTGCGTGATTACGCCATCAAGGTGCTGCGTGGGCTGGTAAAAGACGATACGTTTTTTGCCATCATCTACACCTTAGATGAAGGTGACGATCCCTTTGATGAAAAAGTCTGGCAGAAGGCGAATCCGGGGCTGGGTATCTGTAAGCGCTGGGATGACCTGCGCCGCCTGGCTAAAAAGGCGAAAGAGCAGGTTTCGGCCAGAATTAACTTTTTCACCAAGCACATGAATATATGGGTTACCGCTGAGTCAGCCTGGATGGACATGATGAAATGGGAGAGATGCGAGTTTATCGCCCCGCAGCACGAACTTAAAACCTATCCCTCCTGGGTGGGCGTTGACCTGTCAAACAAAATTGATATCTGCGCGGCCGCTAAAGTCTGGCGCGCGCCAGATGGCCACGTTCATGCGGATTTCAAATTCTGGCTACCGGAAGGACGCCTTGAGAAATGTTCACGCCAGATGGCAGAGCTCTATCGTAAGTGGGCCGGGATGGACAAGCTGATCCTTACCGACGGGGATGTAATCGACCATGCTCAGATTAAGGAAGAGCTACAGCTGTGGGTAGCTGGCGAGAGCCTGAAAGAAATTGGCTTCGACCCGTGGAGTGCGACGCAGTTCAGCCTTGCGCTGGCAGAAGAAGGGTTGCCGCTGGTGGAAGTGCCGCAGACGGTTCGCAATTTCTCTGAGGCGATGAAAGAGGTCGAAGCGCTGGTATACGGTGGCCGCTTCCATCACAGCGATCACCCGGTGATGAACTGGATGATGTCCAACGTAACCGTCAAACCTGATCGGAACGAGAACATTTTCCCGAATAAGTCCACACCAGAGGCCAAAATTGATGGCCCTGCGGCCTTGTTCACAGCAATGAGCCGCGTTCTGGTTAACGGTGGCAACGACCAGCAGGATCTCTCCGGATTCTTCAATAATCCCATCATGGTAGGTTTCTGATGAAAAAAAACAAACGGCCAGGCAGGGTTAAAAGTGCTCTGCTTAACTGGCTTGGTGTGCCTATCAGCCTGACTACCGGCACGTTCTGGGAGGAATGGTTTGGTACCAGCAGCAGCGGAAAGGTGGTAACGGCCGATAAAGCCATCCAGCTATCGGCTGTGTGGGCATGCGTAAGACTGTTAAGCGAGTCTATTTCAACCCTTCCGCTGAAAATATACGTTCGACAGCCTGACGGTTCGCGTAAAGCGGCAACCGATCATCCGGCCTATTCGATACTGTGCCGCCGACCCAATTCAGAAATGACACCATCACGCTTTATGTTGATGGTGGTCGCCAGTATTTGCCTGCGCGGGAACGCCTTCATTGAGAAGAAATTCATCGCAAACCGCCTGGTTTCGCTGGTGCCTTTGCTGCCGCAGAACATGGTGGTTAAACGTCTCATGACCGGAGTGCTGGAATACAAATACACTGAAAACGGTAACGAGCGCGTCATTCCCGTCAAAAACATCATGCACATTCGCGGGTTCGGTCTTGACGGCGTTTGCGGCATGATGCCGATGAAAACAGGCCGGGATGTGATCGGTTCTGCAATGGCGGTTGAGGAGTCTGCTGCGAAGATATTTGAACAGGGGCTTCAGAGTTCAGGTTTTCTCTCCGCTGAGAATGCGCTGTCTGACGAACAACGTGAAAGACTTCGCAGCTACATGGCTGCATTTACCGGTTCAAAAAACGCCGGGAAAATCATGGTGCTTGAAGGCGGATTGAAGTACCAGGGCGTCACCATGAATCCCGAAGACGCCCAGATGCTGGAAAGCCGCTCTTTCAGTATTGAGGAAATCTGTCGCTGGTTTCGCGTTCCGCCTTTCATGGTCGGTCACACCACGAAGCAAAGCAGCTGGGCATCCAGTCTGGAGGGCATGAACCTCCAGTTCCTGACACATACCCTGCGACCCCTGTTGGTGAACATAGAACAGGAAATAGGACGGTGCCTGCTGGACAGCGATGATGAGGTGTTCGCGGAGTTCTCTGTAGAAGGACTGCTGCGCGCCGACAGCGCGGGCCGTGCTGCGTACTATACCAGCGCGCTCCAGAATGGGTGGATGTCCCGCAATGACGTGCGCCGTCTTGAGAATATGCCACCGATTGAAGGGGGTGATATTTACACCGTTCAGCTCAACCTGACGCAACTGAAAAATCTCGAAAGCAGCAATCCTGCTGTTCAGGCTCTGGCCCTGAGAGAACTGCATAACCACGTATTCCCCGATATTTCCTTTGAACAATCTCCGCTGAAACAGGCCGCTTAGGAGCACTTTCCTGATGAGCAAAAAACAACTTCCGGTAGCACCGGCGGGTCGCCCCTGCGCGCGCGTTACCTGTGAAACATTACCGTCCGCACTGGACCGCTGGGACGGCGGGATCAAAGCTGCGGCCACTGACGACAACAGTATTTCTGTTTTTGATGTGATCGGGCAGGACTACTGGGGTGAAGGCGTAACAGCCAAACGTATCGCCGGTGCGCTACGGGCGATGAATGGCGCCGACGTCACGGTCAATATCAACTCCCCAGGCGGTGACATGTTCGAAGGCCTGGCAATCTACAACCTTCTGCGTGAATACGAAGGCCGTGTGACGGTGAAGGTGCTCGGAATTGCCGCCAGTGCCGCCTCAGTCATTGCGATGGCCGGGGATGATATTCAGATCGGTCGTGGTGCATTTCTGATGATCCACAACTGCTGGGTCTATGCGATGGGTAACCGCCATGACTTTGCGGAACTGGCACAGTCTCTGGAGCCATTCGATAACGCTATGGCAGACATCTACGCGGCGCGTTCCGGCCTTGATATGGCAGCTGTTCAGAAACTGATGGATGCCGAGAGTTATATCGGTGGCAGTGACGCTGTGGCGAAGGGACTGGCAGACAGCCTTCTTTCTGCTGATGCGGTCAGTGATAGCGATGAATCACCCGCGGCCGCGCTTCGAAAACTTGATGCGCTGCTGGCTAAAACCAACACCCCGCGCTCTGAGCGCAGAAAACTCATTAAAGCCTTATCCGGTGGCATGCCTGGCGCTGTCACCACCAACGACGGTACGCCGGGCGCTGCCGAAGAGATCAAACCTGAAACCCTCAATTCACTTGAAAGCGCTCTTGCGGCGTTAGTCAAATAAGGACCCTTTATGTCTGAAGTAAACGAAATTCTGAAAAAAGTCACTGCCAGCATTGAAGATGCAACCAGCAAATTCAACGCGAAAGCAGAAGAGGCACTGACCGAAGCGAAAAAGAATGGTCAGCTCTCAGCTCAAACCAAAGATGTTGTAGATAAAATGGCGACAGAGCTCAATGCTCTTAAGGAAGCTGAAAAAACCCTTAAGGCCAGCCTTGGTGAGCTGGAACAGCATGTTGCCCAAATGCCATTGAACAACGCTGCTAAAGTTACCGAAACTGTTGGACAGGTGGTGATTAATAGCGAGGCGTTGAAGGCCTTTGCCGCGAGCGTTGAAGGCAATAAGCGCGTAAGCGTCCCAGTTCACGCGGCCTTGCTTTCTACAGATGTTGCAGATGGCGTGGTTGAACCACAGCGACTGCCTGGCATCGACACTGCACCAAAACAGCGTCTCTTCATTCGTGATCTGATTGCGCCTGGCCGCACATCTTCACCGGCTATTTTCTGGGTGCAGCAAACGGGCTTTACCAATGCAGCGAAAGTCGTTGCAGAGGGGACTGCCAAACCTTACAGCGATATTGAATTCGCAACTAAAATCACGCCGGTGACAACCATCGCGCACATGTTTAAGGCATCCAAGCAGATCCTTGACGATTTCGCTCAACTCCAGTCTACGGTTGACGCTGAGATGCGTTACGGCCTGAAATATGTTGAGGAACAGGAAATCTTGTTCGGCGACGGAACTGGTGTGCACCTGCACGGCATCGTTCCTCAGGCCTCAGCATTCGACCCGGCATTTTCTGTTGAGAGCCAGAACGGGATTGATGATCTGCGCCTGGCAATGCTTCAGGCTCAACTGGCTCGTTTCCCTGCATCTGGCCACGTTCTGCACTTCATCGACTGGGCTAAAATTGAGCTCACGAAAGACAGTCTGGGCCGCTATATCCTGGCTAACCCGGCATCTCTGACTGGCCCTACGCTTTGGGGGCTTCCGGTGGTAGCTACTGAGGCAGCAGCTTTCCAGGGCAAATTCCTGACAGGCGCATTCAATGCCGCAGCTCAACTGTTCGATCGTGAAGATGCCAACGTGGTTATCTCCACCGAAAACGCCGACGACTTCGAGAAAAACATGATCTCCATTCGCTGCGAAGAACGTCTGGCGCTGGCTGTGAAACGCCCTGAGGCGTTCGTTTACGGTTCATTCAGCACCGGCGCGGGTAGCTGATAACTATTGCGGCCTTCGGGCCGCTTTTTTTCGGGGCAAACAAATGCTTGATCAGAATGTGGTGAAACAGCATTGCCGCATTGATACCGACTTTACGGGTGATGATGCTCTGCTGGAGATTTACACAGGTGCGGCGGCCCGGTACGTCCAGACATGGACACGCCGAACGCTCTATGAAAAGGAAAGCAGCCCTGGCTACGCTGACGACCCGGACCCGATACTGCTCAATGATGATGTGAAGGCAGCCATGCTACTGCTTATCGGTCACTGGTATGCAAACAGGGAAGCGGTAAACATCGGGAACATAACTTCAGCCGTACCTTTTGCTGTGGAAGCGCTATTGCAGCCATACCGTATTTATGGATTGTAGGAGGGGGTATGCAGGCCGGAAGACTGAGAGACAGGGTGGTAATTCAGAACATCACAACATCCAGAGACCCTTCTGGTCAGCCTGTTGAAACATGGCATGACGGCGCGACTACATGGGCAGAAGTTAAAGGTATCAGCGGGCGTGAGCTTGTAGCGGCAGGTGCAGAAACGGCTGTAGCCACTATCAGGGTATGGACTCGATTTCGTAACGATATAACTGCTGCGTCAAGACTCAGGGTTGTGACTGGCCCGTTCAAGGGTGTCATTTTAAATATCATTGGTCCGCCGATACCTGATTCTCGCGGCATTCAGCTCGAAATTCTTTGTAAGCAGGGGATCGAAAAATGATTGAGACGAGCCTCGATTTTTCCGGCCTGAATGACATCGCAAAGGATCTGGAGGCGCTTAGCCGCGCTGAAAACAATAAGGTTCTTCGTGATGCCACGCGCGCCGGTGCGGAGGTGCTTAAGGACGAAGTGATCGCACGTGCACCGGTACGCACCGGAAAACTGAAAAAAAACGTGGTGGTTGTTACCCAAAAAAGCCGCCGCCGCGGGGAGATTTCTTCCGGCGTCCATATTCGTGGCGTTAACCTTCGCACCGGAAACAGCGATAACACGATGAAGGCGAATAACCCGAGAAACGCCTTTTACTGGCGATTCGTTGAGCTGGGCACCGCGAACATGCCTGCACATCCGTTTGTGCGACCCGCTTACGATACTCGCGAGGAAGAGGCCGCCAGCGTCGCCATTGCCAGGATGAATCAGGCTATTGATGAGGTATTGAGCAAGTGAATGAAGATAATATCTACGCCTTGCTTTCTTCCCTGGCAGAAGGACGGGTATACCCCTATGTTGCGCCATTAGGTAGTGACGGGAAACCGTCTGTCTCTCCACCCTGGATTATCTTTTCCATCGTCGATGATGTTTCCGCTGACGTACTGTGTGGCCAGGCGGAATCCAGCACATCAGTGCAGATCGATGTTTACTCACTGACCATTAAGGAAGCCAGATCCATTCGCGATCATGCGCTGGAGTCCGTTAAGTCCCTGGCTCCGACTGAGATAACGAAAATTCAAGGCTATGAACCCGATTTCCGGCTTTACCGCGCCACGATCGATTTTCGGGTCACATCCTGAAACGTTAACCAACCCTGAACAACCCGCTCCGGCGGGTTTTTTATTACCTCTGACACCGCGCTTCACACGCGCACGTTATAATCCTGGAGCCTACAGAAAGCGAGCCTGAGAGTCAGTTGTACTCCGGGGCTGCTGACTCTGTGTGACAGGCTCACTTTCTATAGGTAAATCTCATGAAATATCCAACCGTATCAGTAAACGGCGTTTCCGTTCGCGTTGATGACGAGGGACGCTATAACCTCAATGATCTCCATGCTGCGGCGGTCGCAAACGGAGAGGCTACAGAGCAGCAGCGTCCAAGTCAGTTTTTACGTAGCGCTCAGGTAAAGCGATTTATCAAGGCACTTAAATCCAAAGTGCAAAAAAGCACTCTGGAACAAATTCAACCACTTAGAGTTGTTAATGGTGGTGATGAACCTGGAGTGTGGGGCGTTGAGCTACTGGCCATTCGCTACGCAGCCTGGATTAAGCCTGAGTTTGAGATTGAAGTATATGAGGTGTTCAGAACAGTGGTTCGCCTCGGCATCAGTGCCATGTCACGCCTGAATAAATTAGATCACATCATTAATACTGAGACTAAAGCGATAAGCCAGTGCGCCAGCCAGATGGCGAAGTGGGGTGTCGGCGGCAGAAAGAAAATCCTCCTTTCTGCGCGGGAGCGGGTGGTTGATGAAGTACAGATGTACTTACCAGGCATCAATTAAACTCGCGAAATGGTCTTTGTTGCTGACAATCTCAGCATTCCAGGCATGATTGATTTACTTAGTAATTTCTTTTCAGAAAGACACCCACCTCCCGCTTCGGCGGGTTTTTACTTTTATGGAGACAACTATGTCTGCACTTTATGAAAAATCGCAGCTGACGAAGATCCTTATTTCCTCCCTGCCAGCCACCAAAGAAACGATGGATTCCGCAACCTTCCTCGATCTGAGTTGCACCATCAAAGAAATTCAGTTCACCGGTGGGCAGAAGCAGGATATCGACGTAACAACGCTTTGCTCCACCGAGCAGGAGAACATCAATGGCCTGCCTTCTCCGTCAGAAATCTCTCTGTCCGGAAACTTCTACAAGAATCCGGCGCAGGACGCCTTGCGTGAGGCCTATGACAACGATACGACCTACGCTTTCCAGGTTATCTTCCCGTCCGGCAAGGGCTTTAAGTTCCTGGCTGAAATCCGCCAGCACACCTGGTCTTCCGGTACCAACGGCGTAGTGGCGGCAACGTTCTCCCTGCGCCTGAAAGGTAAGCCTGAAAATATCGAGCCTGGCTCCTGAGAGGTCGCATGAAGAATATTAAAAATCTCGCCCTGGCTAAGATGTCGGGTTTTCGTCATAAGACGGTCGCCGTTCCTGAGTGGGAAGGCGTCAAAGTGGTTCTCCGTGAGCCGTCAGGTGAAGCCTGGCTGCGCTGGCAGGAGGTGGTGAAAGGGGGTGCCGACGATGAAAATGTGTCGGTATCGGAAAAGGCGCACCGTAATCTTTGCGCTGACGTGGTGCTCTTCATTGACGTCCTGTGCGACACCGATAAGCAACCGGTATTCAGCGTAGACGAAGAAGAGCAGGTGCGTGAAATCTACGGCCCCGTCCATTCACGCCTGCTCAAACAGGCTCTTGACCTGATCAACAATGCGGACGAAGCGCGGGAAAAGTCTCAACCCCCGGCGTAAAGTTTCTGATGTCGCTTGCGCTCCGGATGGGGCGCACGCTCTCAGAGCTTCGGCAGAATATGACGGCAAGCGAGCTTCTGATGTGGATTGAGTTCGACAGGCAAAGTCCGGTTGGCGATATCCGTGGCGACATTCAGGCAGCCCAGCTCGTCTCTGCCATCTACGGTTCGCAGGGGGCAAAAGTACCGCTGGACGATGCGATCCTGCGATGGGGTGGCGATGAGCAATCAGAACCGAAGGACCCGTTTGCAGGGCTTGAGGCGGCGCTAACTGCTGCAACTCAGTGACATTTTGCTACATACATAATATTATCCCTCTTTAACTGGAGGGATTATGGTGAAAATTTTAATACTCATAATATTTCTGATTGCGGGTTGTGCTGGTGATACAAGGAACGATATAAAGAATAATAAAAAACTTTCTTTCTCATCAAGCAGAAGTGCAGATGACGTAAGTGGTTGTATACTAGATAAACTAGATTTTTTAATACCAGAAAAAGTTGTTACCAATAACTTAGTTGATGGGGAAGGTTTGGAGATTTATATTGGTGCGATTCAGTTCTCCCGCATGAAGTATTTTCATAGGGTAGAGGTTAAAAAAAACAATAGTCAATCTTTAATCTCTTATCAACGTTCTGAAACTGACTTCGTACCAATTTCTGAAAAGGAAGTTTTGGAAATAATCAAAGAATGCAAATGAAATTAATTATCTCATTATAATAACCCGCCTCGGCGGGTTTTTTTTCGCCTGGAGAAATGTGATGGCAACATTACGTGAATTGATTATTAAAATTTCCGCTAACTCGCAATCATTCCAGACGGAAATTTCCCGCGCCTCACGAATGGGGCAGGATTATTACCGCACTATGCAGAATGGTGGTCGGCAGGCCGCTGCTGCTGCCAGAGAGAGCGAAAGGGCGCTCTCTGATTTGACTGCCGGATTTGCATCTGCTGGAAGGGCTGCCGCCGCAGCTACGGCAGCTTTTGCAACGGGTAAAATTGTGCAGATTGCTGATGAGTGGAACTCCGTAAACGCTCGCCTTAAACAGGCATCATCTTCTGCTGATGATTTTGCCGCTTCACAGCGTCAGTTAATGGAAATCAGCCAAAGAACCGGCACGGCATTTTCAGATAACGCAAACCTTTTTTCCCGCGCAGCAGCCTCAATGCGCGAGTACGGTTATAGCTCTGACGAAGTTCTGAAAATTACAGAAGCTGTCTCTACCGGCCTCAAACTTTCTGGGGCTAACACCCAGGAAGCGAGTTCTGTTATCACTCAATTCAGCCAGGCGCTCGCACAAGGCGTTCTTCGTGGCGAAGAATTTAACGCCGTTAACGAAGCCGGTGATCGGGTAATCCGCGCCCTGGCTGCGGGAATGGGTGTAGCCCGTAAAGACCTCAAGAGCATGGCTGACCAGGGACAGCTTACGATCGATAAGGTTGTCCCAGCTTTAATGAGCCAGTTAGGAGCATTGCAGGGCGAATTTGCCAGCATGCCACAAACGGTTTCTGGATCCCTTCAAAAAGTAACTAACTCATTCATGGCCTGGGTGGGCGGTGTAAACCAGGCAACCGGTGCTACTGATGCGTTGTCTGGCGGATTGGATAATGTTGCCCAGACGCTTGATTCTTTTACTTCATCAGCAGTGAGCGGCGCGCTTAGTGACGTTGCTGACAATATGTCAACAATTACAACAGTCGCTGGGGCGCTTGTTGGCGTGGGACTGGCACGCTACCTAAGCGGAGTTGTAACCAGTGCCACGAGTGCAACAGGTGCGCTAATTTCAGCTGCGAAATCAGAGGTTGCCCTTGCAGTCGCGCAGGATAAAGCGGCGCAGTCTGCTGTTGCGGCTTCCAGGGCTGAAGTTTATCGGGCTCAGCAAGCAGTACAGAGTTCAAGAAGTGCAGATGTTCAGGCGGCTCAGCAAGAAAAGGTCGCGGCGGCTGAAGCAAAAGTCACTGCGGCCCATACCAGACTGACTACCGCTCTTGCCAGTGGCACAGCTACGGAAAAGGTGCGAGCCAGAACAGCACTTGAACGCGCGCAGGCAGGGCTGGTAGCAGCTAAAAATGCCGACGCTCAGGCTGTCGCTGAAAGGCGTCTGGCTGCCGCTCAGGCTGCTTTAAACCGTAACATCTCAAATCGTGTTTCGACTCAAAGCAATCTCAATAGCGTAACATCTGTCGGCACTCGCCTGATGAGTGGTGCGCTTGGCCTGATTGGCGGCGTGCCGGGTCTGGTGATGCTGGGAGCAGGAGCCTGGTATGCGATGTATCAGAATCAGGAGCAGGCTCGGCGTTCGGCGCAGGAATACGCCACCACGATTGATGAAGTCAGTAAAAAGTCGAAGGCAATGTCTTTACCTGAAGCTTCAGACAATGCTGAGAAAACGCGCGCAGCATTGAATGAGCAGAACAGGCTGATAGATGAACAAAAGAGCAAGATAGAAAATCTGAAAGAGCAGATAGCTGGTTATCAGTCAGTGATCAGTAATCCCGGTCCAACGACCAGCGGTGGTTTCATGATTAACCACCTGACATCTTTGGATACCGTGACCCGTGGACTGGCTACAGCCACTGAACAGTTATCTGTTGAGCAGGAAAGGCTTGCCCAGATGCAGGAGAAATCTGCCTCTATCCAACAGGTTCTTGAAGGTCTTGAGCATCGGCGTGTGACGCTAATTCGGGAGGAGGCAGCGAATCAGAACCGGGCTTATCAATCACTTCTGTTGATGAATGGGCAGCACGATGAACTTAATCGATTACTCGGACTGGGTAACCAACTCCTTATGGCGCGTCAGGGGCTGGCTAACGTCCCGCTCAGACTTCCGCAGGCCGATCTCGACAAAAAGCAAACCGATGCCCTCGAAAAGAGCCGCCGGGATCTGGAGTTGTCACGCCTGAAGGGTGAAGCAAAAGAGCGCCTGCGACTGAGTTATGCAGCCGATGACCTGGGATTAACCAGTGATCCGCAATTCCAGACAGGCCGTCAGGAGTTGATTAATAACGGTCTTGCTGAATGGCGGAATAATGAGGCCAACAAAACTAAGGCGAAGGGTGGTAAAACCGAAGGCGAGAAAACCGAGGATGTGTATAAGCGCCTTATCAAGCAGCAAAAAGAGCAGATTGCCCTGCAAGGCCAGAATACTGAACTGGCGAAGGTTAAATACCAGGTCAGCCAGGGCGAACTTGCTTCTCTGACAGAAGCCCAGAAAAAGACGGTATTGCAGAATGCTACGCTGATTGACCAGGTTAAATTGCGTGAGCAACTGCGAAATTACGAAGCCAACCTCGCCGACAGTAACGCCAGCGCCCGCGCAGCCAATGAAGCGCAACTGCTGGGATACGGGCAGGGCTCCCGGTTCCGTGAAAGACTTCAGGAGCAGTTCAATCTGCGTAAGGAGTTTGAGCAGAAGAATACCGATCTTCTCCGCCAGCGTCAGGCTGGTGAAATCGACGAGACGTTCTATCAGCAGGGGCTGGCACTTAATAAGCGCTACCTCGAAGAGCGCCTGCGCGACCAGGAGGGATATTACGCAGCTTCTGATGCGCAACGTGACGACTGGATGACGGGTTTGTCAGAGGGTTATGCGAACTGGGTGGACGAAGCTACTGATTATTCTTCCATGGCCGCTGACGGCATGAAGCAGGCCATGGGTGGCGCGGTCACCACGATCACCGACATGCTCAATGGCAACGTTGACAGCTGGAAGGACTGGGGCGTGAGCGTACTGAAGATTATCCAGAACGTTCTGGTCAACATGGCTGTTGCTAATGGCGTCAGCTCAATTGGATCACTGTTCAGTTTTGGCGCCTCGTCAGCCGCAACCGCCAGCAGCGGTACCGCTATTCAGAATGCCGGCGCGAACTTTACCTTTAATGCGAAGGGTAATGTTTACGACTCTCCGTCCCTGAGCGCTTACAGCAATGGCGTTTTTCAGACACCTCAGCTGTTTGCTTTTGCTAAAGGCGCAGGGATTTTCGGCGAGGCAGGTCCTGAAGCAATCATGCCCCTCACGCGGGCACCTAATGGTGATCTTGCCGTTCGCGCAGTGGGGATGCCGCAGGTCTCTGGCGGTGTGCCTTCAGTTAACTTCGGCGATATCAATATTCAGGGCGGATCTCCACAGGCGTCCAGTCAGGGTACTGCCGGAGCAGCAGGCAGGCAGCTTAAGGATGCCATCACTGGTGTCATTAACGAACAGGCCAGCATGCCGGGCTCGCCTCTGTGGCGATTAATCAAGGGAGTTTAACCATGGCAGTCGAAACCTTCAGCTGGTGCCCAAAGGTTGCCTCTCAGGTTGATACAAGTTTTCGTACCCGAAAGGCGCAGTTTGGTGATGGCTATACACAGGTGGCCGGGGACGGCATCAACCCGGTAACACCTCAGTGGAGCGTGAGCTTTACCGGCGACGAGGCTTACATTCAGGCCATTAAAAACTTTCTCAACAGACATGCAGGGTGGAAGTCATTTATCTGGAAGCCGCCGCTTGAGCCCTCAGGCTTATGGCGCGCGGAATCCTTCCAGATATCTACCCACGGCAACAAGAAATACACCCTCAGCAGCACATTCATACAGGCATACCATCCATGAGCATTTCATCTGATGTCCAGAAACTGGAACCGGGTAAGCGCGTCCGCCTGATCGAGGTGGACGGCTCAGCGTTCGGTGCGGGTATTCTTCGCTTTCACAACGAGACAATCCCGCATACCGAGGCGGAAATCATCGCCGCAGGCGGCGACGAGTCAAAACTTGAGCCGAAGTCGGTGTGGTGGCAGGGGCAGGAGTATGGCGCGTGGCCGTATGAACTGACCGGCATATCTGTAAGCAGTGACGGCCAGAGTTCACGGCCGTCTCTCACCGTGGCAAACATCAGTGGCACGATTGGCGCGCTGTGCCGAAGGTTTCAGGGGATGGCTAAGGCAAAGGTGATCATCCATGACACTTTCGCCCACTACCTGGACGCAAGAAATTTTCCTGACGGGAACCCAACTGCGAATCCCAACGAGGAGCGCAAACAGGTTTATTACATCGACCGTAAATCAGGATCAGACGATGAAACCGTAGAGTTTGAGCTTTCCAGTCCAGCCGATTTGCGCGGGCAACTCATTCCGACCCGGCAAATTCAGCCAATGTGCACGTGGTGCATGCGGGGCTGGTACAAAACGGGGAACGGCTGCACCTACGCCGGGCAAAACGGCTGGTTCGATAAAGACGGCAACCGGGTGGACGATCCTTCACAGGATGTTTGCTCCGGACTGCTGTCAACAGGCTGTAAACCTCGCTTCGGAGAGAATGAACAGCTGGATTATGGCGGGTTTCCTGGGGCTTCACTTCTGAGAGGATAATTATGCGCGACAAAACAGTTAGCGCCATTCTGGCACATGCCGCCGCATCCTTCCCTGAAGAGTGCTGTGGCGTGGTTATCCAGAAGGGGCGGGTGGAGAAGTACATCCCCTGCAAAAATAATGCTGAGTCGCCGACTGAGCAATTCGAACTCAATCCTGAGGATTATGCGGCCGCCGAAGAGCAGGGCACTGTGGTGGCGATCGTCCACAGTCACCCCGGCGACGGTGCAACAACCCAACCGAGCGAGCTCGACATGCTGATGTGTGATGCCACGGAACTGCCGTGGATTATTGCATCGTGGCCGGAGGGCGACATTCGCACCGTCATGCCTCGCGGAGACCGTCCCCTCACAGGGCGCCAGTTTGTACTCGGGTATGCAGACTGCTGGTCTCTCATCATGGACTATTTCCGCATCGAGCACGGCATTGAACTGCCCAACTACAGCGTAGATCGCCACTGGTGGGAGCAGGGCGAAAACCTCTACATGGACAACTGGTATGAGTGTGGATTCAGGGAGTTCGACGGGCCTTCCCAGCCAGGTGACATGGTGATCATGCAGGTACAGTCCGCAGTCCCAAACCACGCGGGTATTTTGCTTGAGGGTAATGTGCTCCTTCACCACATGTATGGCCAGCTAAGTCAGCGCATTCCATACGGTGGCTATTATCGTGACCGTACCATCAAAATTCTGCGCTATAAGGATTTGATGTAATGGAAAGAAAAACCGTCATTAAACTCAGTGGTTCAATGGCTCAGCGATTTGGCAGGACCCACCGCCGCGCGTTAACGTCTGCCAGTGAGGTATTCAGGGCGCTATCTAACACAATTGATGGATTTGATGCCTACCTGCGTGAGACCAGAGCGAAGGGGCTGGACTTTGTCATCTTCCGAAACCAAATAAACATAGGAAAGGAAGAGTTTGATCTTCTTGGACCTGGCGATGAACTTCGCATTATCCCTGTAATACGCGGCAGTAAAAGGGCTGGCCTCTTTCAAATTGTTACTGCCGCCGCAATTGCGGCTTTTACCTGGTGGAACCCAATAGGATGGGCAGCAGGTACACAAATGGCGCTATATGCCGCAGCTGGTTCTATGGCTGTGGGTGGTGTAGTGCAAATGCTTTCCC